TATAAATCGAATAGATTATCGAATGTTTCTGATGCATTTGCATCACTCATATCCCAATCTAACACTCCGATTAGATTTTCTAACTTCTTATCAACAATAGTCTGTTCCATTAACTCGTGGTCAAATGGCAAATCCTGGAACCATTGGGGTATTTTGGTTGCGTCAACTGGGTATGCGACACTCTTTAACTTGAAAGTATTTGGCTTTAGTTTGCATATGATACACTTCATGCCATCTACGATTTCTACTGCGTATCTATCTTGGTTAAGTTCTCGCAACATATTCCAATTTAGAGCGGCTGATACATGGCCTGGTAGATGAACTTTATCTTTTTTAGTTTTATCACCACCAGTATTCAAATCTCTTGCTAATGCCTTCTTAGATGCGTTTACACGATTCTTATACGAAGTCAAGTTGTTTACACGAGTCTGTGAACCTTTTTCCCAACCAGGCTTTGCTCTGAATTCTTTCTTAAACTCTTTAACCATACTGATAACTTCTTCTTCTTTGCCATCAGTTAACACTTTCAATAGAACATCACTTAGAAACTGTTGCATATATTTCGGAGTATCACTTCGTTTTAGGTCAAGACCCATCGCTTTGATTTTACCAGGACTACCATCGATATCCCTGCGTTCTCCATCATCATCGTATATGAGTAATGCATATCGTTTCTTCTTAATAAAGATACCCGTTGTTGCACAGTTCTCACGACCAGCAACGATAATCTCGCCTTCTTTTCTAGGAACATTAAAGAACGTCTTCATAAACTCTGGAAAACTCGTATTGACTTGATTTGCAACTTCGTCATACAATGTCAGAACTTTATCTTTGTCCCATTCAATAGTACCATCTTCAATTTCTTGTTTGTAAACCGGATACATAGAATAGTAGATAGAGTCAGTATCACCGTATATAACCGCTGGACCTTTGTAATCGTACTCGCCAGCGATAACCTCGTTCGTCTTGGCACCCATGTGGCGTGTAATACAACGACCCGTAAGAGTTGTTGATTGGCCAATACGCTTATCATAGAAACGACAACCTTGATTCAATAACGCACCATACAGAGAGTTCAAGTTAATCTTCTTAACTAACTGTCGTTTGTCCCAGTGGGCAATTGCTACTGTATCCCCGGCTTTAATAGCCTCTTTCTTCTTCTGTTGCATGACTTGTCGTTCTGCATACCAACGTTCTAATAAACTTGGAATGATACCTTGAACATCTTGTTTGAATATAGTACCATTTGCAGTAACAGTCCAATTCAAATCACTATTGAATATTAAATCATATGCTTCTGCACCAGATAATGTCTGTGTAGTTTTAAGTTCTTCAAATGGAGCATCTTCTAGGACTAAAGTAATTCTACTTGCTTTGTCTTTCTCGTTTAGTACACGAAACTCTTCCGAACTAAACGTTTCATCCCAAGCCTGGGCGGCACCAAAAGTCTTAGCACCGGTCTTTCTTCCTTCTGATATTCTATCGCCAATTAATTTATCAGTTAAGTCTGGTCGTAGTTGACCAACAATTGTTTCGGGAGACATATTCATAGCACGAATAACTGAAGGATAAAGAGAGTTAATATCAATACCTGCCACCCATCTTTGTAGTCCTGCTTTAGGTATTGCCACAAACGCACCCGCGGCTTTTTGTAGTTCAATAGCCTCAAGTTCTTCATCTGTGTGGTCAACATCATCATCTGACCACGCACGTCTTTTTCTATCTGGAACAACCATATCCCTACGATGTGCTTCGTTGATAATTGCTTGTTCTGTCACAGCAACAGCACCCATTGTTGTTTTGATATTCACTGTGTTATCGTGTGCAATCTCATTTGCCAATTCGATAAATCTTAGTTTCTTGTCAAGTTTATCAAGTAACGCGGTATCTTGTCTGTTGTATTCTATGAATTTAAAGAAATCATTATTATACAATTGGTCCAATGTACCTTCGTAAATTACTTTTCGTTCACCTACTTCGTGCTGTCCGATTGTATCAAGTGCGTATGAATGCATTTCGTGGTATGTATACTTACGATACAGTTCTAAGTAGTCTAAGTGAATTCTTCCAAACAAGTCAAATGTTTCTTGTTCTTTACCGTACTTCATTACTTTTCTTTTTTGAGGATACAAATCCCACAGACACAACTTTCGTGTGTGAGATTTACTCAATATCTTAGTAATTCTATTTACGGTGTATGGAATATCATAACCTTCAGAGTTCCATCCAGTTAACACATCTGCATCTTCAATAACATCCATGAAATCATTCAGCATATCACCTTCGTTTAGATACAGTTCTGTATTCGGAAATTGGTCACAGATTCTTTGAGCCTCAACAAGACCTTCACCTGTTCGCATTGCTTTTGGCGGAATAACAAGAGTCACAAGCAAGTCTAACCATTGAAGATGGACAGTTATCGCCGTGATTGGCATGAATGGGTCACTAGGGTCAGCAAATCCTCGACTTGCATCGAAGTCTGTTTCGATATCGAAGAATGCTGTATTTAGGGTTGGTGACTCAATGCCGTTGTAATGTTCACTTAAACACTTTACTTCTGGTTTCATATCACTTTCGTAAAATGTTTTACCAGTGTTGATTTTTCGTTCTTTGTGTAAGTCTTTAAGGCGTTTACATTTTATTTGACGAACTTTATCGCCAGTAATACTTACATGGTCACCACGTGGGTCTTTCACATAGAAAGTACGCCACGCTGGATAATCATTATAGACTCGTTTACCCTTAATTCGTTCTACTACATTAACAATATCTTTATCTTTGTTGTAATAGGCGTCTACATAACTCAAAGAGTTCGACCAACAGTTTCTAGGATTGTTTCCATATCTTCGAAATCTGCACGAGTTTCGACTAGTTTGGCTTTGTGTGCTACAGAGATTGCTTTATTTAACACTGATGGTTTTACATCGAGTTCTTCAGCAATTGCTCTTACAGTATCACGCAAACCGCCCTTAAGGTCTTCGCATTCTTGTAGGACCAGACAGCCCTCGTTCACTAATTGAATTAGTTTTGCTTTTTCTTCTTGATTAATTGCATCAATTGACATATACATCTCCTATAAGTTGGACAATAAAAAAGAGTGATTGCTCACTCTTTATATATTAACATAGGTGACTCTTAAAGTCAATGGGTTTATTGATTTATTTGTCTTCTGAAAGTGCTTGGTCCATGGCTTTCTCTACCATTTCCATCGCCTTGTCTTCAGGAGAATACTTTGATGCCGCTAGTGGATTAATGAATCCCGTGTCGCCTATCAAACCACCTGCAATTTTCATTCCTTTTTTGAAACCTTTTTTAACACTACGTACAGTTTTGTCACGTTTTTGCTCTCCTTGGCGTTGGGCTTTTAGTTGGGCAAGTCTTGCGGCTTTGATTTCTTTTGGTGACATTTCTTCACTGTCTTTATTACCAGAATTTTTCTTTCTCATGTTTATAATCATCTTGGCTTTTGGACTATTTGGACTATGCTTTTTACCATTTCGGTCTACTATAGCATCTGCTCCTGTATACTCTGGCTGAATCTCATTAATCACTTTGCCGTCGGTTTGCTCATCATCATACATATTCGTTCTTGATCTAGTTGAAGTGCCTTGGTATCCACTGCTCGGGTCACTTGCTTTTTGATTACCTTTATAGTTGTTCCACACCTCTGCACCAATCGTTGAACCTGTTCCACTGCCACCTTTGTACATATCATAACCAGAGATTGCACTCGTTGTCTTTAATCCTGTCTTGCCACCGGGTGACTTCTTTACTATTTGCTTAAGAATTCCATCACCGCCACCCTTTTTTATTTGAGTTTTTATAGAATTAGGATTCTTTCCTGGCTTAAATTTACCTGCGTTTTTTTTAATAACATTAGTAACTGCCTTCTTACCGAACTTTTTGGCTAATGCTTTCGCTGCCATTGGTAGTAGAACCCTTCCGGCTCCGATTAAGAGTGGAACTACAGGTAAAATCTCATCTAAGCGTTTGCCTTCTTTAAGACCTTCGCTAATTTTACTAAATGCAAAATTTGACATTTTAAGCATACCTTCTTTAGTTCTTAACATGTTATCAATTTTTTCTTGTGTTTCTGGCTTTACTGCATCATATACTTGTGAAATTGCTGATGCTGTGTATAAATCTACTTTCATCTTGCCATCATCAAACTTAACTTGCATGTTTTGTTTGTCTGCTACAATCTGTTTAATTGTGTCGATTGCTTTATTGCTACTTTTTGGTTTTGAACTCATCATATTTACAAAATCATCTCTTGCTGAAACTGCCTCTGCATCTTCGTCAGCGGCTTCTTTTACTTTCTTACTGAACGCACTTTCACTTTTCAATGCTGCCAAGTTTTTACTCATTTGCTTTTTACGATCTTCTAAACCTTTGGCGGCATCACTTGCCATTCCATCACCAGGCATTGCATCAGCAGTAGGAGTCTTTTTCTTCGCCAGCCAATTACCAATTGCCTTGCCACCTTTATAAGCGGCTGTACCCACTGCCGCCGCGGCTGCGCCTACGGCTAGTACAGGTAAAATTTCATCTAACTGTTCTTC